CCCCGTCGTGGTCGCCGAGGTGGTGGTGCCGCCGCTGTTGCGGGTGCCGAACGTCGAGCTGATCCACGCGGGCACGTGGCCGGCCGGTGGGGAGGGCATCGGCCCTGAGGGGTGGACGGCGTCGGTGGAGGACCTCGCGGCCGCCGTCGCGGCCTTGGACTGCCCGTCGATCCGCCGCCCGGTGATCAAGTTCGGTCATGTCCCGGAGACGCCTGGGGCGCCGGCGATCGGGTGGGTCGACAACCTGGGGGTCGTCGAGGGCGGCAACACCCTCGTCGGGGACCTTGTGGGGATGCCGGGGTGGCTGGCGCCGATCCTGGCCAGCGCGTACCCGTCCCGGTCGATCGAGGGGTACTACGACCTGCAGTGCCAGGTCGGGCACACCCACCCGTTCGTGGTGACCGCGGTCGCGCTCCTCGGTGTCGAGCAGCCCGCCGTCGGCACGCTTGAGGCGCTTCACGACTCCCCGCTCGCCGACCTCGCCGCCCTCTACGGCGTCGCTGTCGCCGCCACCGCAGCCCCGGTGAATGGGGTGCCGATCACGGTGACTGTCCCCGCGTCTGTGTCCGATCCGGTGTCTGGAGGATCCGTGCCGAACCCGCGCCCCCGCGCTGTCGCTGCTACGGCTACGGCCGACGACGTCCGCCGCGCCTACTACGACGACGCGCCCTGGTCTCACTGGATCACCGAGGTGCAGCTCGACCCGTTGCAGCTGGTCGTCGTCGACGACGACACCGCGAGGACGTACCGGGTGCCGGTGGTGCTCGACGCGGCCGCCGACGGCGTCGACGCCGTGTCCTTCGGTGCACCCGTCGAGGTCGTCGTCCGATACGAGGACGTCGCCGCGGCGGTCGCGGCGACGCGGCGGGGGCCGGCGCCCATCCGCTACGCGTCCAAGGCGGAGTCCCGGCAGGTTGTCCACCAGCCGCCACCGGGGCGTCCGTCACCCCCCCGTCCGGGTTCGACGCCTCGAGCGTCGGCCGATCCACTCCCGCAGCCGACCGGAGGTACCGACGTGCAACTCACCGACAAGCAGATGACCGCCCTGCGGCAGCGGCTGGGCCTGCCGGCCGACGCCGACGACACCGCGATCGCCACCGCCCTGTCCGGTTCCGGGACCTCGAGCGAGGCCAGCGCAGGCGGTCCCGACACCGCGACCGACCCCGACACCGCCGACGGTGAGGACGGTGAGGACGGCGGTCAGGACGGCGACCAGGACGGTGAGGAGCCCGGCGACGGGGCCGGTGACGGCGCCAGCGCCGGCGAGCAGTCCGGGCAGGACGCGGGCGTGGGGACGGTGACGCTCGACGCCGACGCCTACGCCGACCTGGTGGCCGCGGCCCGCGACGGGTCGCGGGCGTCAGCGGACGCGGTCGCGGCCGAGCGGCAGCGGCTCGTCGACGCCGCGGTCAACGACGGGCGGATCCCCCCGGCCCGCCGGGACGCGTGGCTGCGGGCGCTGGAGGCCGACCCCGGCTCGGCGCAGACCCTCGCGAGCCTGCAGCCGGGTCTGGTGCCCCTGCGGGAGGTCGGGCACGCCAACCCGGCCGTGTCCGCGGCCGCCGGCGGCGACGGCACCGCCGCCTCCCCCTACGACGCCCTCTACGGCGCCGCCCCCACTGCGAGCAGGAAGGCCTGATCCCGATGCCTGACTACACCCCCCGCTTCAAGCCCGGCAGCACGATCACCTCGACGGCGTCGGCCGCCATCACGGGTGGGCAGCTGCTCGCCGTGTCCGGCGACAACACCGTCGCCCCCGCCGGCGCGGGCTCCGCGGCATGCGTCGGCCACGCCGCCCACGACGCCGCGTCCGGTGCCCGGGTGACGGTCCACACCCCCGGCCGGGCTGTGCAGGTCGCGACCGCCTCAGGAGCCGTCACGGCCGGCGCGCCGCTGAAGTCCGCCGCGAACGGTCAGGTCGCCGCCTGGGTGTCCGGCACCGACGGCGCGCAGCTCGTCGTCGGCCTGGCGCTCGCCGGTGCCGCGAACGGCGCGCAGGTGTCGTACCTGGCTCTCTGACCGCCGTCCCGACCCGCACCTGAGTCCGTCGTCTCTCGTCCCGCCGACCTCGACCTGAGGAGCTCTCATGCCTGTCACGTATCCGCCTCCGGCGCCGTCGCTCTCGGCGGACGTCCTGACCATCTCCCGGTTCCTCAACGACCCCGCGTCCGTGCAGCGGCGGGTCCGTGAGCTGACCGAGCTGCGGTTCATCGCCGACACCCTGCTCGCCGGCCGGTACGAGGCCGCGGGCGGCGCGGTCCTGTACGAGATCGGGGAGTCGAACTTCACCGAGCGGCCGGTGGAGGCGGTGAACCCCGGCGCGGAGTACCCGCGCTCGGGTGCAGGGTTCGGCACCGCAGCGATGGCGTCGGTGACGAAGTGGGGTCAGGACGTCCCGATCACCGACGAGGCCGTCGGCCGTCAGCGCGGTCAGGTCGTCGACCGCACCCTCCGGAAGATCGCCAACACGATCGTCCGGCAGGTCGACACCGTCGCGATGGCCGCGATCGTCGCCGCGGTCACTCAGACGCAGGCGGCGACGGCGGCGTGGAACATCTCCACCGCAGACCCGTTCCTCGACGTCATGCTCGCCAAGGCCCAGGTCGACGCCCTCGACGAGGGATACGACCCGGACACCTTGGTGATGCCCGACATCTTGTACGCGCGGATGGTCGCCAACCAGAAGGTCATGGCGGGTCTCGCAAGGGAGTCGGCCAACACCGTCACCTCAACCGGTGAGGTGACCGCGATCGCGGGGGTCACCCTCCTGCGCTCCGCCCGCCTCGGCGCAGGGGTCGGCCCGGTCCTGCTGGACCGCACCCAGCTCGGCGGGCTCGCCTACGAGCGGATCCCTTCGCCGGAGTACGACGGCGACCCCGCGAACGGGGTGCAGACCTGGTCCCGGCGTGACCCGGACGGCAACGACCAGTGGCTGGTCCGCGGCCGCCGCCCGGTCGTCCCGATCGTCCAGGAGCCCGCCTCCGCCGTGAAGATCACGGGGGCATGACCGTGACGGACACCTACATCGACAGCCTCGACGACGTCGATGTCGCCCAGGCGGCGCCGGCGATCCGGTACACCGTGGTGTGGCCGAAGATCGCCCTGCGTGTCGCCGGCGCGGACGAGGACACGGTCCTCAGCCGCGGCGACACGGTCCCCGCGGGGGTGGCGTTGGCGACGTGCCAGCTGCTCGCCACGGTCGGGGCGCTGGTGACGACGGATGACGCGCTGCCGTCGGTGCGGCCGCCGGTGCCACTGGCGCCGGCCGAGCCGTACCGGGTGGACCCGGTCCTGCCGACGGGTGAGGTCGTGACCCCGGGCGCCCCGCCGCCTCCGCCGCCGCCGCTGCCGACCAGGTCGGCGGCGAAGGCGGAGTGGACGGCGTGGGCGATCGATCACGGCGGGATCCCGGCGGCCGCGGCCGCGGGGATGACGAAGGACCAGCTGATCGCCGCGCTCGCGTCACCGCCGCCGCCGGCCGTCGACCCGGCGCTGACCCCGGTCGCCGACCTGTCCGTCGACCGCGACGCCGACCCGGACGGCAACGCCTCTGACGCCGGCGAGGCGGCGGTGGCCGGCTCCGGGGAGGGCGACGTCCCGCCGTCGCTGCCGGTGAACCCCGACGCGGACCCCGCGGTCGACGAGGTCGATGACCCCGGCCGCCCGGACGGGGACGGCAGGGGCACCGGCGCCGCCGCGGGCGGGTGACGGGGTCCTCGTGACCCTGTTCACCGCCGGGGAGCTCACCGAGTACCTCGGCCAGGCCGTGACCCAGGCGGAGGCGTCGATCGCGGAACGGGTCGCAGCCGGGTGGCTCGCCGAGGCCACCGGGGTGACGGTGTGGCCGGACCCGCCGCCGGCGCAGGTGTTCTCGTGGGCGATCGAGCTCGCAGCGATCGCCCACGACAACCCGGCCGCCCGGGCGTCCCGGACGGTCGACGGCATCACCGACGCGTACTCCCGGGACCGGTGGTCGCAGATCATGGCGGCGGCCCGGTCGTCGTCACTGGCGACGGGACCGGCCGCGGCCGTGGGACCGGTCGGGTCGTTCCCGCAGGCGGTGGAGTGGCCGGACCCGCCACGCACCTTCCACCCCGGGTACTGACAGGGGGGACCGTCGTGCGCTCGCTGTATCCGGAGACGGTGGAACGCCTGCGCGCCGGCCTGGTGGACGGCTACGGCGGGGTGAAGGTGCGGGACTGGGGCAACGCGGCCACGGTGACGCTGCCGGCGTCGGTGCAGCCGGTGTCGACGACGGAGGACACCACTGCCCGGCAGACCACCGTCGAGCGGTGGCGGCTGCGGACCCCCCTGACGTCGGACCTGGTTCCGACCGACCGGGTCCGGTGGCGCGGCCGGGTCCTCGAGGTCGACGGCGAGGTCGAGCTGTGGGACCCGACTCGGCCCCGTCACGGGCACAAGGCCGCGTTCCTCCGCCTGGCCACCGACATCTGACGACACCACACCTGACGAAACCACGGGGGGTGTGGCTGTGCCCGATCCGCTGCCGCTGCCGCCGGACCCGTTGGAGTGCACCCGCCAGCTGCTCCTCACCCTCCCCCGGGTGACCGCGCTGGTC